TCGGAAGACTCTGAGGCCGCCTGCCCCTTCTCGCTTGCGCCTTCTTCTGATGGATAATACTTCTGTCTCCATCGTTCGACTCGCGCATCGAAATCCAACGTTAACTCAGGAACCATATGCTTTAGGCCAGCAGCCATAGCTACTTTGTTCATTTGTTCACGTCTCATCTCATACACTTGTCTACCATGCGCAAACCACTCACCAAGAGCTGATTGCAAACAAGACGCCGACACCTGTTCTTTCGTCTCCTTTGTACTCTCAATGTTGGCATGAAGACTTTTAAAAATGGAGTCCTCATCCAGCGCTCCTACGTGCTGCCCAATCTCTGGGATGTAGACGGATTTCCTTTTCAAGAAGTCACAATCTTCATCGTTCATGTAGGCGGTGGGCGTTGAGGTCTTGTCAGGCATAGTAAATTTCATATCGTGTCGCGCCAGGAAATCTCTCACAGTTAGATGGTTAAACTTGGGCCAATCTGGGTGGACAGAACCTTTGACATCGTCACCATACGTCATGATGGAGCACACTTTTGACATGCACACATCAGCGTCGGGATACGTGTCATAAAAGGCACAACGAAACAATAGCGAATTGACTAGGGAATTGATGTAGACAGTGAGATTATGACCGGACGGATTGGAGCCTATCATTTGTATCAGGTCTCCATCATATGCCATCACAGGGTACGCAATGTCGCTAGCAACTCCTCGCATAATGAGCAGGTCATCCTCCGAATAGTCGCACATCTTGGCAACGTGTTCTAGTACGCTAAAAGCCGACAAAATCAATTGCGCCGGCATACGCAAGTCGTACTTCGAGTAATCACCCGCAAGAATGCGCTCATTTCCATGTCTGGTAATGTAGTTGTGCAACTCCTGCCAGTCAGGTCCATGCGCGTTCACACCAACAGCACATTCAGACTTGAGAGGGTACAAAGAGATTACACGTGCCAGCGGTAGGAAATACTGACGAGCCAGCAACTGAAGAGACACGGCAGCACCCTGGAAGACACGAACCTTGTCCTTCGTGACTGGGGTGGGTTCGTCCTTCAGGCATGCCTTGAAGATCAAATGGCCTCGCTCACCTCGCCGGTACGCGGCAACTATCTCATCGCGGTGTTTCAGGAAAAGTTCATCTAACACAGCGGGGCATTGGTGCGTTCCTTCCGGTGATGGTTCAAGGTACGTGATGTACTTCGACTTTGGTCCGCCTAAGGGGTACCCGATAGATGTCGAAGGTTGCATCTTGTCAATGAACTTCGCGCCATCAATCCCACACAGAGTTTCCATCTCAGTGAGTGGTCGCGTCGTAGCCAACAGCTTGGGATTAAGCTTCCGAATATGCGAAAAACTTTGTTTAAAATCTTCGCATGCTCTAGAAAGCAAATCAGCGGGTACGCCAATAGACGGCTTAGTGGAGTGTGTTAAAGATTCTCTCCATGGATGCCATCTACTATGACCATCAGGCCCTTTAAACTTAGGGCCCGACCACATGTTTTCCACACCTGTTGCAGTGGCTACATGTTTGGAAATGCATGACGTGCGAACTTTGCTCATGTACTTAGCCTTGCCCTTGCACGAACCGTAGTACTTGCAATTTGTGCCTTCTTCCATGAATCGCATAGGACTGTGCATATCACAGCTCTGTCCTTCGAAATAAGCAATGCCAAATAGTTCTCTGGGGAGGTTTCCCTCGCTACAGGTAATCAACACATTTGGCTTGTTCGACAGCTCTTGCAACGCGTGAGCGTATTGGTGCTGAGTCACTGTCCCTGCCACACCAAAATGGGTCCTCCATCGACTGCCTCCAAGATGGAACCCTACTATGGTAGGTGCTTTCAATTGGGCAACCAACGTTCCCATACACAGCCCATTAAAGGTGGGTTCCGGTAGGGTGTACTGGTAGCCTTCGAAGCAAGTCGCCGTACCATTACCGCATGTGGCATTGTACGTAACCAGCGTGCTCTGCTTGGTAACCTCTCCTGTAACACGTTTGTGAACCAAGGTGCACGGCATCCAGGCCTTCATAACGTCTACGGGCAAATAGTGCGATATGTTCCTCCATGATCCACCATTTGGCACCCAAACCAAAGCAAAATCCGTATCTGGGATAAGCTGGGATTGTGTACGTGAGATGTAACAAGAAAAATTGGCACCGATAACGCTGGGGTCTTTCCGAGTAAAAGTCGCATGAAGCTCTCCCTCACCCATTATATGTTGGGGAATAAGAGCGACATTCGAGCTCAGAAACAAAGCATCACACCCTTGGGAATTAGTAGCTGACGTAATCTTCACATGTGTGAGATTGCCTGCCACCATTTCCTCGAGTTCCGAAAGAGCAACGCACTTGGAGCGTGACGATGTAGGCAACTCGTCAAAAGCAACTTTAGCCCATTCGTTCACAGCTCCATCGCGCTCCTGAACCTCTTCCATACTGGTGGGTTCTAAGGTAGATTGCACAACGGGCGTGTTAAGGGACTTCCATGCCTTTGCACATGTATAGACAATTGCTAAGGCGACACTGGCTCCCAAAACGTACTGCATGTAGTCATCTCTGTGTTTTTTGAACATGGCCGGCAACGCATCTCGCTGCTCGCCTATTTGCTCGTAAATGGCCTCTTCACAATGTTTTATCTGCGCTGTTCCAATGAACACGGCAAGAATTGCGCCCAACAAGCATAAAATGCTTTCATGGATACAGCTCATTGTTAAAAGCAGAATGACTACCCAGGAATACAAAACTGCAAGTGTGCGGACTCTCTCTTCAACCTTGTCGTAATTAAAAAATTGAACATACGACTTGATGGTTTCATTTTCCATCCATTCTTCCGGAATCCAATTGGTCCAGATTGCGAAGGGAGAGGAATCCAACCACCTGACGGCACTAATCATGGATTTTGTACACATCAGGTCGACTTTCTCGAGACATTGCGTGAGACATGCCGTAGCCTTTGCCATCTTTGGGACGACCAACATCTGGACACCAGCCGCCAAAAGCGACTGTGTCTCCATGCAACACATCTGTTCAGGCACATGACAACACTTGCACAACTTGGCGCGGTACTTGTCATTGGAATTCTCCACGAGTTCTCGTTGGTTCTTGAAGTGATCACGCGAATGCCAAGCCAAGAACCGTAAGTACGTGGCTAGGTCGACCTGAGTCATCGGAGAACCTTCGAATATGTGAGGACGATAAGTGATGATCTGCGTATAGGTGCGCTTCCCTTCAATTTTCGTCGTGGTGCCAAAAGCGTATTCCACCCGGAAATTCCACAGGTCTGCATATCTGTCAAAAGTATACACTCCATCTTTTGTGAAGTGCGTCCGAACTTTTTCCTGATCTAGCATCCCATTGGTAGCATACTTCTCCTTAACCGAGACAGTCACGATATTCTTACAGCGCCGTAAAACGGAAACTGGTTCGTTACTGTAGGTCGGGGCACAGAGGTCCTTCACATTGGTGGTGAGAACTACGGCCTTCGGTTCAATTTCAACCTTCCCTTTCAACTCTACCTCTGCCATATTGGCCTTAATGCGCATATTGTTGACAAACTCTATTACACGCTTGGTTGGGGCAGTTTGAGTAAACTTGGAATTGGTGTTGGCGATATCATCTATGTACACTCCGTTGATGTGACTACGATAGTTTGAATCATACTTATCCGACTCGCTGAGGGAGCAAACCCTCTCCTTATCGGCGTTGAAATCATTCGATCGTAAGACGATTTCCATGACCAACTGGCTGACAGAACTTTTACCGACACCAGATGCACCAAAAATTTCGGTACAATACGGCGCGATACGTAGGCCTCCAGTGGAACGAATCTGATTAAAAATGGCAGAAATCTTATTTAAGCGTTCAGCCTTATCCGACACTATTTTCTTCTCGTATGGGTTCGTGCACGTGGCTTTTAGGGTCACGGCTTGGTCCTTCAAAGTATTCAATAGCAGCAGAAAATCATTTTCGTCGATGTTGGTATGTCTCGAGAGGTTTCCAGCTTGTACATACGTAATGTACTCCTCACATCGCAGCATGTCTTTCTCGAACCTCATGAGATCGAGATCAGAGTAGAACAGCGGTTTGATGGAGCCGGCTTGGAAACACTCATGCCCTGCTTCCACAAAATAGGTTATCGTCTCAAAAACTGCATCTATGAGCGATACTGCACTTGTATGCTTCGGGAGCATCTTAGGTGCAAACCAAGTGATTCCATTGGTGGTGAAATGCAATGTAGAAGCGTCGCAAATGCCAATAGTAACCAACAAACTCAACAGGTTGGAAACTTTGGCAAAACCCTCGCAATTTATAATGCCTCGCCAGTTAGTCTTGACATGGCGAAGCAACTTTACCCACGGTGGTGCCGGGGTATCGGCTGGTTCGCCTTCCATGTCCTCTGCTTGAGGACCAACATCAAGACCTAGATACTGGGGCGCAAACTGCATCACCTTGGTGACCATCTCATCGTTCGCATAATGTAAAAGAAACTGCGACAACGAGAGTAGACACCCTGAAGTGGTGGTCTGCTGCGAGAGAGATAGGAATAAAGTCACAATGCGAAGCATATCGGTTTTGAAATTGCTTGGCAATGCAACATCAGGTATATCGATGCTGCCTAGAGTACTAACTTCGTCTAAGACATCACTCTGTGGATACCTGTCTTGGGTCCTTGGTTTCCTATCGTGGGACCTGTCGGTAGATTTCGCCTTTTGCGCTATCTTCCGAGCGTCCGCAAGCTGTTGCTTCTCCTTCTGCAGGAGCTTGGAACTCTTAGAACGGGCATAACTTTGCCTATTCCAGAATTTCTCAGATTGCGGCATCATACTGTAATCACGAACACGTGCAGGGGTACGGATGTACTGGTAAGCTTCCAGTTGTTCACGTAAAATCCCTGCTAGGATCTCGCGATACATGATTTCAGTATCATCCTCCTCCTCATCATCCGACAGGGGAGGGGTGACGACGTGCGCCACTTGGGGGGGGGGGTTTTGATCCGTCCGTAGACGGATAAGGAGCGTGAGAAAGTCATCATAGATGACAGTCAAACGACCCGAGATCGCGCTGTACAACAGCGCTGAATATGGTACGATGCTATGTAGCAAAGTCCGGATCGTTTCAAAAATGCACGATCGAGGGGGGGAGGTACTCATATTTGGGACTACGATGCTCTCTGCGTTTTTCTATTGCTCTAAAGGCAAAATTAGGTCTTCGATTAAGTCAGCGGGAGTGTAGAGTTTCCGGAACTCATCGAATTGCAACCGTATCTCGAAAGACTTAAATGTGTTGTTCTGAGACTCACAAAGTAAACTACCCTCTTAAGGTAAGTCGTTACAGAGTTTATAATCTGGGAACAAGAACAAAAAAGTTAACGAGACCAAATGTCCGTTGATTACGGTCAATAGTTCTTATGCTTCTGCGCGAGCACTTGATCAGTATTTTACGGGTTTATAGCTATCCAAGCTTTCGGTTGGCACCTTTGCAGTGCCCAGGCCCTCTATGGTGTTGAGGATCTCGAGAGTTGTATATTTATAGTCTTGAACTCAAAGCAAGACAGCCAACTTAAAAATTTTTTATCATAGTTGGTAAAGATATGTGCACCTTTGCAGTGCACAGGCCCTTCATCTCTTGGAAGGGTCTCGAAGAATTTGGTTTAGTATCATAATTCTAGGAAACAGATATCTGATTTACAAATTTAATGTCATAATCAGCAAAAGACACGTACGCCTTTGCAGCGTACAGGTCCGACAACTCTTGGTCGGATCTCGATGAATCTGGTTTTACGTCAAAATTCAAGGGAAAAGACGCGCGCACGAATGCGCGGCTGTTTAAAAACTTTTACATCATAACAGCGAAAAAGATGCCTCCATCTAGGGAGGGGGTGGTTGTTCAGGGTACAACCAAACCCAGTCTAAAGTATCGAACTGAAAACCTTCAATGGGAAAATAGCCCGGCGTCGTAACGCCTGGGAATACCTTCGTGAAGATAATCAATACGTTACGTACTAGAAACTAATCCAGCAC